TGGCAGTACTGTTTTAGCTATGCTTTACGCTTATTTTGTACTTTTTAACGAAACAAACGAATGGGGCAAGAAGAAGAACTAATTTTTGTTAAGCTAACAAGCGATATTAACAGCTTGCGTAAGTCAATAGAACATTCTGAAATATTAGCACAAAAGCGTGATGAAAGAATTGAACAGTTAACTAAACAAATTGAGCAATTAAGTTTAGCATTGTTTAAAAATGATTTTGAACCACAAAACACAATACTTGCCAGGATCCAAAAAATAGAAGCATTTATGAAGCTATTGGATGAAACAAGATTTAAACTAAGTGGCAGTTTAGCATTAACAATGTGGGCGATGGGTGCAATGGGTGCATTAGCAGGAATAGCACTTGCAATTTATAACGCATTTTTTAAAAAGTAATATGAAAACAATTTTATATAAATATAAATCTGAAATAAGCACCTTTGCTGGCTTATTAGTTGCGGTTGGAACTGCATGGAGTACTATTGATTTTACAGTTTTTGAAGTCAGTAAAGATTGGCCTAAATTAATCATACCAGCCATGATTGCAATTGGTGGATATGTAACTAAAATAAATGTTGAGCGTGATGATAAGTAAACATATAACAATTGAAGAAGCTACATTTAGCGCAAAAGCAGTATCTAACAAGATTAGCAATGTGCCAAATGAAGCGCAGTTAAAAGCTATGCAGTTAGTTGCTGAAAAGTTATTTGAACCTTTACGAGTTTGGTACGGTAAACCGATTAAAATTAATAGCTTTTTTAGAAGTTTAGAAGTTAATAAATTAGTTGGTGGTTCGGCTACTTCGCAACATTGCAAAGGTGAAGCAATTGACATCAGCGCAGGAAGTAAATCCGAAAACAAAAAATTATTCGATTACGTTTGTAAAAATTTAGATTTTGACCAATGTATTAATGAGTACGATTTTACATGGGTTCATATTAGCTATAAACCAAAAGGAAACAGAAAACAAATTTTAGTTATAAAATGATAATTTTAATAATTGGAGCAATAGTAATTGCACTAGCTGAAATAATTTATACATATTTTTTTAAAAAATAAATTTGCAATTGTTAAAAGTTTATTTATGTTTGCAGTCAGAAAAATTAGTATAAGCTAATATTGGCCAGAAGTGTTAGCAACGGAAAGTTAATTTAATAGGCTAAAATACTTAGGGAAAGACGCAGAAATGTAGTCACCGTGGGTTTTAGAGGTTCGACTCCTTTACTTTCCGCAAAACATCAATCACTATTTGTTTTACTCGTGAAGTCTGGAAACAACACAATTTTAAAAGCCTTGCATTTTTGTAGGGCTTTTTTATTATCTTTGCATAATGACATTGGAAGAATTTGTTTTTGAAATTAAGCAATATAAAAAATATTGGAACTTAAAAAGGCGTGTTTTAAGGCGTTTAAAGGAAAACAAAAGCCATCGCAAAGAGCGAATTAAACAGATTGTAAAACGTAAAATGAAAAACATAAAATGAAAAAATTAATATTTGCCTTACTTTTATTTTCAAGTTGCTATACCAAAAACCAAGCTATAAAGAAATTTTGCAACCAAGATACAATCCAATTTTCAACCATTATTTATGATACAATTATTGTTGATAGTATTCAAGTTGATACAGTATTTAATGAAAGTGTTGACTCAGTTTATTTGGTTAAAGATAAAATTGAAATTCGATATTTAAAAAAGTTTGGTAAAATATACCTTGAAGGCAAATGTAAAGGCGATACAATATATTACACAAAGGAGGTATTTATTAAAGCGCCAGTACTCACAAAAAAGTTACCATGGTATAAACAGTATGCGGCTGATTATTGGTGGATACTTCCATCATTAGTAATAATTATTCTTTTGCGAGCATGGTTTATTCAATATCAAAATAAACAATAACATATTCAGCCCTTAAATTAATTTTTGAGGGCTTTTTTATTGCACTTTATAAAAAATATTTGTTTGATTTATAGCACATTACAATTTATTTTTATTTTCTTTTTGGTATTACTAAAAGTATTACTACATTTGTAAGGCAATTAAGGCACAGAAATATGGAAACTACATTTAATAATTTTGATTTAGGAACAAAAGTACAATGCTATGACAAATATGGGTACTATATTATGAAACTTTGCGGAACTATAGTAAAAAAACTACCTGATGGACATGCAATTATTAAAAATTTTGATGGTGATTTTATATCTAGTGTTGGAGTTCATAATCTTTTTGAAATTGAACAGTTGAATAGTAAATAATTATGAAAGCAAAAATATACATACAAGACTTAGAAGCCCCTGAAATGAAAGGGCAGCACCTAGCAACGGTAAAAATCAAAGAAATACCGTTTATGCCAAATCGTGAAGTAGTAAACAACGCTATTACACCTTTAAAAGAATGGCTGCAAAAAACTTATAACACATCATTAATAGTATCAATTATCGAGGATTAAAACATGAAACTAGAACAAAAAATAAAAGACCGATTACTGTCAGACAATGCAGCTACCTGCAGAATTGCAATTAAAATGAATTGCACCCAACAAAACATAATTAAGCTAATTAAGAACGATAGCGAAAAGCTATGCCAGTTAAATTATGCAGTAGTAATAAAGGAAACTTTAAAGCTAAATCCAAAAGCTAATATTTATGTAGAAACAAAAAGAGCCGCAATTAAGCAGCCCTCTAAGTAGATAATAAAAAAAATATGGAAAACATTTTTACTATTGCAAATCTAAGCCAATTTTTAAGAAATGCAAGGAAAATTGAAACGCCAAAGGTTTCAAGAATTGATCAACTAAAAAATAGGTTTGACAAAATTAACCGACTTCGAGAATATGCGATTGAGCAAAACAATATTTTAAAAAAGAAACAAGCGGATATACTGCTTTATTCTTTGACAATCAATTTAAATTTAATAACACAACCTAGAATATGGAATTAGAACAACTGAAAATAGAAGAAAACGAGTTAAGAAATAAACTTAATGAAAACATCAAAAAGCAAAATATTTTAAAGCGTGATGAACTACTTAAAAAATATTTTGATAAAGATGGGATTTCAATTGGTGACGATGTAATTTATCAAGGCGAAAAAGCAAAAGTTGATAGTGCAGATAGTAATTATTTATACATTAAAAAATATAAAAAAGATGGTAGTTTATATGCTTCAACTACTAGAATCTGGAGTTTTGATAAATTATTAAAAATAACCTAGAATATGGAATTAACAGCAAAAGAAAAAGCAAAGCAATTAGTTGATAAAATGAAAGATATTGTAATGGACTCAACAGATGTATTAAAAATACAATCGACAAAACGAGCCAAACAATGCGCAATAATAGCAGTTGATGAAATTTTACAAGCAATAGATTGGCATGAATTTGAAGTGCCAAACAAACAATTAGAATATTGGCAAGAAGTAAAACAAGAAATAAACAATTTATAACATGGAATTAGTAAAAAGAACAATAATCACTCCAGTAAGTGAGAATTTAAGCCCTATAACAATTAGTTTAAAGCGCAACGATATAGGCGAATACATGGTAGTAGTAGGCAATAAAAAGGAAACTACTATTTCATACGCTAATACTCAAAGAGTAGGTAACGAATGGTATAGCGAAAAAATCAACGAAACAACAACAGCATTGCGAAAAATGGACTTTGATTTTAAAATTAAAGAATATGCAGATTAACGGTTTGCGTATATGAGAAGTGGCACTTGTAGAATGTTTAAATTTAGCACAAATGTTTCTGTGCCATTTCTTATATACGCTGTTATAAGCTGGTGCGGTTTAATAGCACAGAACTTGATTTGAAAGACGAACCTTTTTCTTTTCTTTTTTGAGCGATGGGAAATAAAAAAATATGATACATATAAAATATATCTTTAAAGAAAACAGAAAAACCGATTACTACGATGTGGGTAAAATATGGTTTAATAAGCATGTGATTGTTTGGAACTGGTGGCTTTTAAATAAACATTTTTGCATAATTAAATATAAAAAAATATGAATAAAATTTTTAATGACAACGCAATAGCAATAATGGATAGAATGATTGCTAAAGATTATAAGGTTGATTTGATTGTTACAGACCCACCATACAAGGTAACATCAAGAGGTGGATATACTAATGCTGGTGGTATGATGTTGAATGATAAGATGAGGAAAGGTAAAGTATTTAGTGAAAATGAAATTACCATACAAGAGTGGTTACCAAAACTATTCACATTACTAAAAGATACTGGTCATTGTTACATAATGTGTAATAATAAAAACTTGCACGAATATATGACTGTTGCTAAAGAGTGTGGATTCCACTTGGTTAAAACTATTGTATGGGCGAAAGACAATAAAATTATGAGCCAAGCATATATGAGTCAAACAGAGTTCGTTTTATTTCTACGAAAAGGTTCTTTTGTAAAGATAAATAATTGTGGGACTTCTGACTTGTTGCAAATACCAAACAAGAAAACGAAAAACGAAGAAGGAAAAAATATACACGATACTGAAAAGCCAGTTGAGTTGATGAAAATCTTAATTGAAAATTCATCAAAAGAAAATGAAATAGTTTTTGAACCTTTCATGGGTGTAGGTGCTACTTGTATTGCAAGTTTATTATTAAATAGACAATATATTGGTGTTGAACTTGATGAAAACTATTTCAAAATTTCAGAACAACGAATTAAAAAAGCGTGGGAAGAAAAAGAAGAAAAAGATTTACAAGCAGGAACTCTGTTTGGAAGCGAAATGTAGCACTTGCTTATCTGCTGTTAGCACCAGTACGGATTATTAACAACAAAATATAAATAGAATGAAAGATACATTTAGATACTTTATCAGAAAAAATTTTCCTGAAATAGGAGATATGACCAATGAAGAAATTGACGAAATAGGAGTTGAATTTCATAATCATTTAGATACTAAATTGAATGACGAACAAAAGAAACGAGTATTACCAAAAAGTGCAGTTGATGTAGTAATAAATAGCGACCACCCATTTAAAACTAATGGATTTGAACCTGCTTATGTATTACACTTCACTCAATGGGTAAAAGAGCAATCGGAGGCACAGTCGTAGTATTGGTGCTAACGTTTTGGGGCTTGACGCAGGGCAAAAATTAGAATTACAAATGTTCAAAATTAGTACAAATGATAGATAGAATTACAAATGTTGAGGATAGCACGGCTGCTTTGCCTTGCGTTCAAACCCCTGTTACAAGCAGTACGGGTTTAAATGTACTATCCCTTTTCGATGGTATGTCTTGCGGTCAATTGGCTTTGCAAAGAGCTGGTATTAAAGTAAACAAATACTATGCAAGTGAAATAGACAAACACGCTATTACTGTAACAATGGCAAACTTTCCAAACACCATTCAATTAGGTGATGTAACCAAAGTATTTGCAAAAGATTTGGACAAAATAGATTTGGTTATTGGTGGTAGTCCGTGCCAGGGTTTCAGCTTTGCAGGTAAAGGATTAAACTTTGCAGATCCACGAAGTATGCTATTTTTTGAATTTGTAAGATTAGTAAATGAATGCAAACCAAAATACTTTTTACTTGAAAATGTGAAAATGAAAAAAGAACACGAATTGGTTATAAGCCAATATATGAAGGTAGCACCTATTGAAATAAATAGTGCTTTGGTATCGGCTCAAAATAGAGTTAGATTATACTGGACAAATATAAATCAAGTGCCGTGGGGTTTATTTGGTGATATGATTACAGATATACCACAGCCAAAGGATAAAAAAATATTGCTAAAAGAAGTGCTGGAAAGTGATGTGCCGGATAAGTTTTATTTAAGTGATAAAATGCTAAAGTATTTTGAAACCCGTTCAGCAAACTTTAATGGTGGCAAAGTGAATATAAGAAACGAAGAAGGTAAAGCGACTGCAATTTTGGCGAGCTCAGCAAGTTGTGATATTAGCGACAACTTTATAAAAGTAGATACTACTTTGAAAGTATCAAATAATCAAGACAAAGCAAATTGCTTTACTGCTGGTGGCAATAGTGGCGGTTTGCACTCTGATATGACTTTGATAGTTGCAAGCAGAGGCAGAAACCCACAAAATCCAAAAAGTAGAGAAGTAGGATTAAATACTGAACAAATGCTTGAACCAAGATTTGACGGAAAAACTAATTGCCTTACAAGTGTTCAGAAAGATAATTTACTATGTGAAGTATTTGAAAAAGCTAATTGTTTAACTCCTGATGCTTATTTGGCTACTGGCGAAAGAAACAGAAATGAGGAAGGTAAAGCGGTTTTAACTTCAATGTGTGATAGGCGATTAAGAAGGCTTACACCTACTGAATGTGAAAGACTGCAAACCGTACCTGATGGATATACAAACTATGTGAGTGATACACAACGATACCGAATGTTAGGAAATGGTTGGACAGTAGATGTCATTGCCTACATATTCTCATATATGCAAAAATGTTCAAATTATGCAGTATCGTAGTATTGCTTGTAACGTTTTGCAGACTTGCGAAGGCAGGGATTTAGAAAGAAAAATTATCAACTTAAAACAAAATAAATTATGAAAACGAAAATTTCAATTAACCGATTAGCCCCTGCTTTTGCAAGTGTGCTGTTAGCGGTAGTGCTTTCGGGTTGCTTAGACAAACGAGAGCCAATGAAACACGAACAAGGTTATGTAATAGAAAAACAATACTTCCCTGATACGAGGCAGACAGTTACAGGCACGGGATTTTCAACAAGCGGAAATATGGTGATTACAACTCACAATATTGGAGAGAATGAAAAATACATTGTGCTGTTTAAGTGCGAACACGGAGTTGTTTTTTCTATTAACAGAAACGATTTATATATGAAGTTGAATAAAGGCGATACAGTTACTATTGATTATTACGAAATGGTAAATGGCGATGGCGAAGTAAAGGATTTGGATTTCGTAGATGCTAATGTGCGGTAGGCAAGCATTACCGCTAACTTATAGATTGGCGCAACAAAGAGTATAACTTATGCAAACAGTATCAGTTAATTATATAGTTGTTTGGGAGGTGGTAATTAATGGAATTGCCACCCCTTATAAATTTACAAAAGAGGGTATTTGCATAAATTGCCAACGCTGTAAAATCTTAAAAAAAGTAAGCAAAAATGGAACTATTGGCTATAATTTTAACTCTAAATTTTACCCACTAAAAAAAGTCAGATTAATGCTAAAAAAAATTGAAAAAACTAAAACCCCTTTTTAAAAATGGAACTAAAAAAAGTAATTAAGCTAACTTACAATATTCGCAAGTGCATTGAGCAAATAACTAGTTTAAGCGAAGATATAGCGACTTTAAACCACCACATAATTATTAATAATAGTTTGTGGTTTGTAGATTGGTGTAATGATAGTTTAAACGCTAAAATATCACAAAAAGAAAACCAAATTTCACTTCAAAAAGAGCAAATTAAACAACTAATTAGACAACTAAATGAGCAGATATAGGCCAACACTAGAAGAAATAAACGCCACTAGGATGCAGCGTGAAACATTAGCAGCAAAAGTAGCAAGCAAAAAAGAAATTTACGATAATTTAAAACAAATTTGTGAGCGTAAAAATAGCACTGAAAAAGATTTTAAAGCCTTAGGAGTGGCTAGGATTGAGTGGCATGATGCAGGATTGGAAAATGAAAGATTTATTGCTAATTTGTATAAATAAGTAATTTTAATTGCTTGATTTTCAGTATTGTTAAAAATATTGTTTGGTATTACTGAAAGTATTACTACATTTGTAAGGCAATTAAGCAATAACAATTATGACAAACTTAGTTAAAACAAATCAATCAATTACATGCACAAACGCAAAACAGTATTTAAAATTAACACCTAATTTTTTTACCATTGACCAAAAAATAAATATTAAAGGCAATATGGTTTACAATGGCAGTAAGTATCCATCAAGATTATATGTTAATTATTAACTAAAGCAGATTTGAATAAACAATTAAAAAAGATATGGAAAACATCGAAAAATTAACACACTGGAAAAAATTAACCAATCCAAACTACTTAGGTAGCCATGATTTTCAACCAAATCAAGAGGTAAAGGTAACTATTGAAAAGGTAGAAAATGCAGACATTGAACTGTTTAATGGCAAAAAATTAGAAATTAAGAATTGTATTTTAGCTTATTTCAAAGGTGCAAAAAAACCAATGATTTTAAATAAGGAAAACATGAAGTTAATTTCAAAATCAGTAGGCAGCCCTTATATTGAGCAATGGGCAGGCAAAGAAATAATTTTATTTGTAACACAAGTTAGTGCATTCGGCTCAATGGTTGATGCAGTAAGAGTTAAATGGGTACGATAATGATAGATACTATAATTTTCAGAAGTTCGCAAAGTGGCAGTTTAATGGGTGCAAAAGGACTTGGATTAACTGGTGAAAAAACTGCAATTAATGTATATTTAGAATACAAATATGGAAGAGTAAAAGAGTTCACAAGTAAATATACAGACAAAGGAAGTAAAAACGAAAGTGGCGCAATTTTAGCATATAATGAAATTTTTAAAACTAATTATGTTAAAAATGAGGTTCGATTGTTTAATGATTTTATTACTGGCGAATGCGATATTGATGATGCTGAAAACGATTTAATTTTAGACATTAAAAATAGTTGGGACTTGTTTACGTTTCATGAAGCAAAAACCAAAAGCGAAGCAAACAAGTTGTACGAATGGCAAGGCCAATGTTATATGGAATTATACAACCGATGTAATTTTAAGTTAGTTTATATGCTTACAGATGCACCTGATGAAATAGTATTAAAAGAGTTGGAGCGTGAAAGCTATAAACATTTTGGCGGTGAAACTCCTGAGTGGCGTGAAGTTCAAATTATTACTTCAATGATTTATGACCAAGATAATTTTGAAAGGTTTATAAACATTCGAGGTTTAGGCGGTGATGAGTTTACAGATAAATTAATTGATAGTTTTGTCCACATACCAATTAACGAGCGAATACACGTTAAAAATTTTAAACGTGATAAAACAAAATACGCTCAATTAACAAAAAGAATAACCGAAGCTAGGGACTTTTTAAAAACAATTTATAACTAAAATTATGCAAATAGAAAAAATATTAAACAAAAAAAATGGCAAACTAATTAAAAATGGCATATCCGTAACAGCTACATTATTTGACGCTGAATTAGATGAATTAGAATTGTCTTTTGATTATAGTCAAAGTGTAAATATTGATACTGAAAAGTTAGCATATATAAGTTTAAGTATTCAAAATTTATATGATATGATAGAATTGATTGAAAAATCTGAACTTTATTATAAAAAACTATATTAAACCAATTAGAAAATGACACCAACATTTAACATTTATAAGGCTGAAATTACAAGCCAAACAAAAAAAGAAAGATTAGATGAGGTTTTTGAAACTGCATGTAATGTTGTTTATGGGTATTACCCTAAATCATTTGCAAGATTATTTAGCAATAAAGGAGATACAGAAGAGGTTTTTTATAGGCGTATAATTCTTTATTTAACCAAAAGTAAAGGTTTTAAGTATAGGGAAATTTTAGAGCATATAAACAAAAAAGGATATGATGTTAAAATACACCACTTAGTTGATGGTTATACAATTATAATTCATTGGATTTTATTTGCACCAACTTCTGAAAGGTCAATTATGATTAATGAAATGGAGACTGAATTAAATAAAAAAATAAATTATGGGAAAAAATAAAGGAATGACTGATTATACTGGAAAGGTTATTTTATGAGTAAATTAGATGACAAATACAAAAGACTATGTAATCAGTATAATTTAGTTTCAGATGAAATAATACTTTTAAAAGCAAAAGCAGCAGATATTACTACTGAAATTGTAGAAGTAAAAAAACAGATTGAAGAAGAAAATAGATATGCTCAAAAATTAATAGTAACTGAACATGCTTTATTAAGATACTTGCAACGTGTTTTAGATTTAGATATGAATGCAGTAGTTGATAGCATAGCAAACAAAGAATTATTTGAACTAGTAAAAGAAAATGGAGGTAGTGGAACATTTCATGACAAGGGTTATGAGTTAAGAATATCGGATTATAAAATAGTAACAATAATAAAAAAAGCACCATGAAAAAATTTATTTTTAGAAGAAACGGTATGTACGATATGACCGTAACAATTATGGCAATTAACGAAGATGCTGCAAGATACATTTTCGAAACGTCAGTAATCAATCCACAGTTTTATAGACTAGACAACTGAATAAAGTCAAGCCAATTTAATTTCAGAATATTAACCAAAGATGAAAATTAAACCTAAAAAGTGTAAGAATTGCGCTAAACTATTTACACCTAAGCGAAGTACTTTAGAGGTTAGTTGTTCAATTACTTGTGCTATTGAATTAGGTAAAAACAAACCTATTAAAGTAAGCAAAGAAACACAATTAGAACAGTTTGAAACTAAAAAACAAACGTATGTACGAAAGGTAAATAAAGTTAAAGTAATATTTCAAGCATGGATAAGGAATAGAGATAAAAACAAACCTTGTATTAGTTGTGGCTCAATTAACGCAATTGAATGGCATGCAGGACATTTATACAAAGCAGAAAACTACTCAGGACTTATTTTTGATGAGCGCAATTGCCATAAACAATGTAAAAAATGCAATGTTTTTTTAGATGGCAATCAGTTAGAATATTTTAACCAAATGAAATTAAACCATGGTTATGAGTTTATGGAAAAATTGCGATTAGATGCTTATTTAACGAAAGTCAAAACTTGGAGTGATGATGAACTAACAGAAATTAAAGAAAAATATAAACGATGAAAATTAAAGCAGAAATAACACTAGAAAATGATTTATCAGGAATTGTTTTCAAGTCAGGCGAAAGAATAATAAAATATGAAGATTTAACAAAAGAGCAGCAGATTCAGATCTGTAATTCATTTGTAGATTTTTATCAACTATTTAGTAAATTTATAAAAGAATAGCCATGGAATTTAAAAACCAAACATCAGTAATTTTACACCGATTAATTAGAGATAAATATATTAGTGAGCAAGAGTTCGGATATAATGGCTTTCGTGCTAGATTAAGCGAATTAAGGCAGCTAATACCAATCGAAAGCCAGCAAATTAATTATGTTAATGAGTTCGGACATTCAAGCTATTACAAGCAGTATTCAATCAGTAAAGAAAACAAATCACAAGCGAAACAATTACTCAAAAAAATAAATAAATAATTATTGCAATTAAGTAAATTACCTTATATTTGCACTTGTAAAAGTAAGTATTGTATGTGGGTGAGAGCCATATAATACTTACTAAATTTTAGTAACAACTAAACTAAGCCACCTTTCAAGCTCTCACTGATTGGTGGCTTTTTTATTTTATTATGGCTATATTCAGAAAAATACATACTTCTTTTTGGAGTGATAGTTTTATTCAGGACTTAGAAAAAGACCAGAAACTATTTTACTTGTATTTACTTACAAATGAAAGAACTCGACAATGTGGAGTTTATGAAATTACAAAAAAGCAAATATCTTATGATTTAGGATACACTATTGATAGAGTATCTATACTACTTGAATACTTTATCAAAGTAGGTAAAATTAAATATAATGACGTAACAAAAGAACTAGCTATTGGCAATTGGTTAAAATATAATAATTCTACTAGTCCAAAGGTTAAAAGCTGCATAGATAAAGAGTTTGCATACTGTAAGGATACACTATTGATAGAGTATGTAAAGAGTATGGATACTGCATCGCAAGAAGAACAAGAAGAAGAACAAGAAGAAATATATATAAATACTAAAATTGAAATATTTAGTTTTAATGAATTTTGGGAATTATATCCAAATAAAACTGGTAAACAAAAAAGTGAACAAATATTTAAAAAATTAAAAGATAGTGAACTTCAAAAAATAAAAGACACTATAAAATCATTTATAAACTTTAAACCATTTGAAACCTATAACCACCCTAATCCAACTACATATCTAAATCAAAAAAGGTGGGAAGATGTAATACCACAAAAAGAAACAGTACAACAAACAAGTCAATCAGTAATTGATGAAGCTAGGCAAGATTGGTTAAAAAAGAATGGAGTAACTTTATGAACGTAAAAATAATTGATTACTATAAAAAATCAGATGAATTTGAATTGTATCATGCTACTGGTGGAGTTCAAATGAATTATGCAGGTTTTGAATGCATGAATGGAGTTTTTAAATTTGCTAGGGATGGAGTAACTGATATTACTGGTTTGCCACATAGCGGAAAAACTGAATTTGCATTAGAATTATTATTTTATCAATCGGAAGTTTTTGGATTAAGACATTTAATGTATGTTCCGGATATTGGCAGTTATAACGAAATAAGGCGAAAACTATTAGTAAAGCATTATCGCAGGAGTTTTAGAGGTTATGAAAATTCAATTACAAAAGAGGAGTTAATAAGAGCGATTGCATGGATTGATACTCACTTTTTAATAGCAGCAAAAGATGACCCTAAAAAACCATTAACACCAATTGATTTATGGAATTTTGCAGTTGATTATGAAGATAATAATGGTAAAATTGATGTTTGTTTTATTGATAGTTGGAAGAATTTATATCATGACATGCAGCAATTTGGAGGTAGAGAGGATTTGTATTTGGATTATGTTTTAAGTTACCGTAACGAACTGGCAGAGGCTAAAAGAAAACATTTTATGACTATTGCCCACCCAAAGAAAATGGAAATAATGCCAATTAAAGAGGGAGTACAGCCAAAGCGAAGAATACCAGATGCAGACGATATAAAAGGCGGTAGCGCATGGAATAGTAATGGTAAGGTAATTATAACAGTAGATTACCCTGATAGGAATTTACAAAGTGTAGATATTTATTTTAACAAAGTAAAGCCAGATACGTTAGGTAAAAAAATGGCGTTATTTGGTCAATTAGAATTTGATTGGAAAAAGTCAAGATATACTGAAACTATTGAGGGTAAAATATGCTTTGCAGGAAATGGCAAAGAATTAAGAGAAAAAGGCGACTTTATAGGATTTGCCAGTATTGATAAAAGTAAACCAATAGAACATCAAGGAGATGCACCATTTTAGCCATGAATAAAGAAGAATTTTTAAAATACTCAACCGAAATAAAAGAAATCAATAATTTACGATCAAAAGAATACCAAGAGTTTAAAAGTTTGATGTATAAATGGATTGACTTTTCAAATAGCATGACACAAAGTGAACCATGTTACATTAATTTGTGGGCAATAAACACGTTTATTGAAGATTTTGAGGCTAAGGTGATACAAAGTACAGGAGAACGAAAAATAAGCGCAGAAAAGCACCTTAAAACGCTTTATGAAATACACGCTCAATATGGAAAGTTTTATTTTGAAAGTATAGCATACCGACAAAAGGTTCAAGAACTTCAATCCGATGTACTAAAAATGAGTAAAAAAATAGCTGAATTACATGCTGAAAATGTTAAACTAAAGAAGTTAAACGAATTTTAAACCACTAAAAAACAGCGAGTTAAAAAATAAATCAAAATAAATCTTGGTATTACAAAAAGTAATACTACATTTGAATCCAGATAAACGGAATAAAATTATGAAAGCATCAAACGAAATAAAAAGTAATGTTTACGAAATTAAAGTAAATCGTAGTTGGCAAAAAGTAAGAGCTACAAGTATGTTAGCATTAAATAATTGGGCAAAAGAAAAC